GACCCCTGTGCGCCCGCGAAGCCGTAGCCTGTCGATTCGATCAGGCCCATGAAGACGGTCTGCGTGAACGCAGAGCCCTTCAGGAAGTTCGTGAGCGCGGAGTTCTTTCCCTCGGTCACGACGACGTTATGGATCTCGTCGGTCCACTTGAGGCGGCCTGCGGAGTCACGGCACTCGATGCTGTAGAAGCCTTGCGCATTGGCCTGCTCGGTGTGGGTTGCGCCCTGCATGATGGCCGCGCTGATCAGGCTGGCAGCGTGCGCTCGTTCGTTCTGGCTCATGGGGTCACCTCGGCTTCGATCTCTGACTCTGAAAACCAGCGCGTGTGCGTATCGCCGTCGTCACCCTCGTATTCAATGAGATACGAGAACGACTTGTCGGCAGCGATGTACTGCACGTCTTTCACGGTGCCGGTGATGACATGCACCACCTGTTGCACCTTCTGTCCAATTTCATGGGGCATGACTGATCCTTTTGCGCTGCGGGTTGTGTGGCACTCAGCTTTCACGCTGCGTTGTTCGGGTAATGCGGCCGGTCTTCTGGTCGCGCTCGATGTCGGTGATGAGAGGCCGGGCTGACTGTGTGACGGTGACTGGTGCCGGGTGCACCTCGTTGACAACCCGCACGGCAGCGGGTGGGCTGGGTTGCACTTCGTTGACAACGCGCACTTCGGCTGCGGGCACATTGACCACGGCACCCTCGACGCGCACCTCGTTGTTGACGGGGGCGGGCTCGACGGTCAGGTGTGTGTCCCCGGCCTGGAATGTGACGCTGCGCTCGGGCACCGACACGGTCGTGTCACCGGCCTGCACGTTGATCGTGGGGCTGCGCGCCAGCAGGGTGTCGATCTGGCTGCCCATGCGGCCGAGCAGGTCCTGCATAGCCTCAATGCTTCGGCCCTGCTGGGCAGTGACACTGGCTGCTGCCGGGTCCCCTGGCATCTTGCCCTTCTCTTTGAAGAGCAGGATGTCAAGAATGCCGGCCGATTGGAGTGCATCGAAGTCGGCCTTGATCTCGGCGAAAACTTCAGCAGGTTGGTAGCCTCGCTGCCGCAGCTTTTCGCTGATGCTGGACAGCCCACCCGAGATTTCGGCGAGATCGCTGGCAACGTCCTGCTGAGGATTGACGTACTCCCACTTTGGGGGGGAGTAGTCCACGGCATAGTCGGCGGTGGTCAACTTGCCGTCGAGCACGGCGGCATCGATGAATGCGGTATGAATGCGATCTAGCAGGCGTGGCTTGAGGGTGAGCCACTGCATTTGCTGCACAGCGCGTCGGAAATCCAGAAGGCGCACGCGGGCGCTGCTGAAGTTCACCTCGCGCATATCGCCGGTCATCATCTCGTAGGTGACGCCCATGCCGGATGCGATCAGGTGAATCTGATACTTGACGTAGTCGACGTACCCCTCGGCCACCTTGGGCTCGACCACGGTCATGCTGCCGCCGGCCGGCACTTGTGTGATGCCGCCGCTGCGCAGTTCTCCCAGCTCGCCGGTAGTGGCCGCGCCCGGAGTGGCGAACGATCCGTCGAGTGACGGGTTTTCAAGCTGGCTGGCGTCGCCGGTGTAAAGCACGCTGAGCCGGGTTTCGAGGTTCTTGCGCGCCAGCTCGGCGTCTTCGTAGAGCTGCAGGTCGCGCACGCGAGGAATGACCGAAGCCAGCCGCGTGAATCCGCGGCCCTGCCCGGGGCGCTCGCTTGCGTACAGGTGAATGATGCGAGCCGCGTCGACTCGCCGGCTCTGGGAGCGGACGCCACGCAGCGTGCTCACGTCGCCCGGGTGGCTGTCGTACAGCCAATATCCGACGACAGACCCGAGCGCGTCGTATTCGATACCGTTGACGACCTGGTTGCCGCCTACGGACTGCGTTCGGCTGGTGTCCAGCCAGTCGATTTCAAGCAACTGAAGTTGTAGCGGAACGGGCAGGCCATCGCTGGGCCGACGCGGTCGCAAGCGAATCAGCACCTCGCCGTCCTGCTCCATGGCCCGATAGGCTGCAGCCTGAATTCCGAAGTAGTCCAGGCGTCCATCGGCATCGCACACTTTGGACCAGTCGGCCAGAAGGCGGTTGACGATTGCGGCTTGCGGGCCGGTGCCCCGAGCCATGATGCCGGTGCCGACCGTGGCAGAAACCAGAGCGTCAAGCCCCGCGCGGATGTACGGCACGTTCTGAACTAGAGCGCGGGCCTTTGTGCGCAGCGTGGCAGCGTCGGCCTGGTGGTCAGAATTGGCAGATGCGCCAGAGCGTCGCGGGCGCCACGAGTCCCGGGGACTTGCAGCTTCGTAAGCGCGTGTCAGGCGCTCGCGTGCAAAGTGACGACTGAGGCCCGCATGCGGGTTCAGCCACCCGACCAGCTTGTCGATCGGGTTCGCCATCAGTCGCCGCGAGCAGTGAGGAACTGAAAGCGAAAGCTGCTGCGCCGTGCCGTTGAACTGCGCAGCATTTCTGCGACGTGCGATCGTGCCTTAAGCAGTTCTTCCGTGCTTCGATACTTGACCGACCGCCCCTCAAGCCGCACCTCAAGGGCGCTGGATGCAATGGCCGCGTCGAGCGCGTCGAGATCAGTCTGGGTGAGAGCCATGCCGGGGAGGCTATGCCCCGGGGTGTCTCAAGTCTCGGGGGGAAGTTGAGACAATTTGCGGGCGCCGGGCTGCTTGATGATTCGGTACACAGTCGCGCGACTGATCTGCAGTTTGCGCGCCACTTCGGTGGCGTTCCGGCCATCGAACAGGGACATCACGTCGCGGGCCATGGCCTGCTGTTCAAGCTCCTGGCGCGTGCGCACATAACCAGCCTGACGCCCGCCGAATTCACGGCCCATGCCGAGCATGATCTTCTCGCGGTTGGCAAGCACCGGAGGGCGGGCCATCTCGGGCAACAGCTCAAGCATGTACGCAAACAGCCGATCGACAATGTCGGGATCTCGAAGCGGATCAAGCACTGGCGGTGTTTTTGCTTTTGACATGAGTCACCATTGACGGCCAGCCGGCCCATTGGCAGATGCAGGCCGAGGTTGAGACGCGATGATCGAGGGCAGTGGAGCGGATGGAACTGGCGCATCACTTGCGGTCAGCTGTGCGGCAGGAACTACCGATGCAACCGCCGGCTCCGGTGCCTGCACCGCAGCATTGAACAGGTCGGCCGCGGGCTGGATGCGGGCCTGCCACTTGGACCAGTCGCCTTCCTTCCAGCGGTCGACGCCGACCCAGTGCGCCATCGCCAGCGCGTAGACGGCCATGTCCAGCTGCTCGTTGCGCTTGCCCGATGGCTTGACCCATTCGAGCCGGGCGTGGCCCTTGACGTAGCGGGTGACCAGGCGCTCGGCGGTCAACTGCTCGAACACCTCGGCCGGGAATTGCTTCGACAGATGGACGAACCCCGGCCCGGGCTCGGCGATGCGCAGCCGGCCGTAGATTTCAGACTTGGCGGTGTCGGTGCCGATCGGCCACAGCTTCACGCCGCGCTTGATCTTCTGGCCGCGCCAGTTCACTTCCTGCTCGGTCGGCTTGCCGATGATCGACCGCCCGCCCTGGCTGCTGCCCTTGACCGCCATCACGTTGGCGTGGCCATGGGTGCGCACGTAGCCGTACACCGCCTGGGTGTGGTGGCCGCCGGAGTCGATGCCGAAGGCCAGCAGCGGAACAGGCTGGCCGCTGGCGTGCAGCACCTGAGAGCGCCGCCACTCGGTCAGCGCCGCCCATGGGCTGCCGGCCTCGGTCTCGGGCAGCGCAGGGTCGCCGTAGAACACGGCACGGTCGACCAGCTGGCGTTCCATGCCGCGACCCCAAGCCCACAGCGCGGCCTCGAGGCGATCGCCCTGAACGTCGGCCGAGCCGGTCATGACGAAGTGACCCCAGTGCACCACCCGCAGCGGCAGGTCGGCGGCGCGCTTGCGCAACTCGTGCTCGTTGGCGCGGTCGCCCTGTTCCTCGAACGTGTCGGCCAGACGGGTGTTGATGAACACGCGCAGCAGCGACGGGTCGCCGGTACGCGATGCGGTCATGGCCCGGTCCCACTCGGCCACCAGTTCGGACCAGCTGAGCCAGCCAAGCGGCGAGTACAGGCTCGACAGATGGAAGCCGCGCACCTTGCCAGCCATCGCGCCCGGGTTCTCGGGCACCCATGCGCCCGCTGCGAGCATGGCGGGTTTGTGGTGCTCGCGAATCTCGCAACCGTTGGCGCGGCAGACGTAGCGCACGGTGTCGGGGATGGCGTGCCCATCGGGGTCGCGGTCCCACTTGACGCCATGGCTGGTGGCTGCGCCCCATTCCAGCATCTGCAACTCGCCGCAGTGCGGGCATGGTACGTGGTAGCGGCAGCGGTCGCTGGTGAGGTACGCGGCCTCGACGCGGCTGAAGTCTTTCGTCGTCGGCGTGCTGGTCTTCAACCACTTGCGCCGGGCGAAGCTGGTCTGCCGCGCCTGGGCCAACTGGATCGGGTCGCCCTCGCCGTCAACGTCGAGCGGGTAACCGTCGATTTCGTCGAGGAACAGATCGCGCACCGGCATCGAGCGCAGGCCGGCCGCGCTGTTGGCCCCGGCGATGGCGATGAACCCGCCCGGAAATTCCTTCAGCAGCGTGGTGTTGGCCTCGTCGCGGCTGCGGTTCTCGCGCACCTTGCGGCGCAGGACGGGAGATTCCTCGACCATCGGGGCCAGCCGCTGCCGGCTGTACCGCTTGCCCATGTCGATGGTGGGCTGCACCACCATCACCGGCCCCGGGTTGGTGTCGACCAGATAGCCCAGCCAGTTGCTGCCAATGGTGGTCTTGCTGGTCTGCGCCCCCCACATCAGCACCACGCCCTCGATGCCCGACGACTGGGACAGGCAGTCCATCGGCTCGCGGGCGTAGGGCGTGCGGGCCACGCGGTACGGCCCCGGCTCGCTGCTGTCCTTGCCCGACAGGATGCGGTGGCGCTCAGCCCATTCGGTCACCGTCAGGATCGGAGGCGGCGCGAGGTACTGGCGCAGGATGTCCGCGACCAGGTCGTCGGCGTTCACCAGGAGGTCGCGGGCTCCCATGGGTCAAGCGTCCTTCGCCATCGGGTGCTTGCCATCATGCCAATTAACCGGGGCGGTGATCGGGAACACATCCCAGCAATCACTCAGGTGGCGAGCAGCGCCGCATGCGCACCGCTGTTCGGTCGTGATTGCCCAGCGGTTCATTCTGGTGTCCGTCCATGCATGGACGTGCGGATGGCGCAGGACGCGACGCAACCACGCGATCATTCCGTTGCCTCCGTCAGTTGCGCCAGCACGGCGTGAATTTCCTGCCGCAGCAGCGCGTCCAGCTTGGCCGGGTCGGACTCGACCACCAGCAGCGGGACCAGGCGCGACGGCAGTTGCAGGAATCCCTCGCGCAGCGAGGCGATGTTCTTGGCGAGAGCGTTGCGCACGTCGGCGGCACGGACCAGCTGGCCCTGCAGTTCCTGCAGCTTGAGCTCGGCCAGGTTGGCGTCGGCGATCTGCTGCCGCGTGCGCGCCCGGTCGTAGCTCTCGCTCGCCAGCACCTCGCCGGCCACCACGACGTCGGGCGCTGAAGGCTGCGTTCCGCTGCCCATGCGTGGCCGGGTGTTGCGTGCCCATTGGGCGTCGGCGGCGACTGGGTCGATCTTGCCGTTGTTGAGCGTGATGCGTGAATCGCGCACGGCCCGACGCACCGCGCCCTCGCTGCAGTCGCGCATGCGGGCGTATTCGGACATCGAAACCAGTTGAACCGTACCGACTGCCATCATTCGTACCCGTGGCCGTACAAATACGAACTTTCAAGAACTAGCGAAAGCGGGTGGTTCCAATTACC